GTTAGGCTCGCCGTCCTCAAAGGCTTGCTCCTCCGCATTCCACCGCGCTTCGCTGGCCAGCATGAAGGTCTTGGAGCTGTTCCAGACAAGGCCCGAAGACAGATGCTCGCCGAGCAGCGTCCAGAAGTCCGTCGTTGCGTCGTGCTCGTCTTGCCATGCTTTTGCTTTTTGCCATGGCAGCATTAGTGCAGATCGGTCCATGCCGTGTTCGTGCGGACTTGCAGTTTGTTCGTTGTCGAATTGTAAAGGACGAGGCCAGCGGCGGGGGAGCTAATGGCATCGCGCTCGGCCGTGGTCAGGCGCGGCGGCAGGAATCCCTTGGTTGTGCTGGCGACTTCAAGCTGGGCCGAGGCTGCGGGCGTGGCCGTGCCAATGCCGCCGGCGCCGGTTGTCACGACATTCTGCGAACCAAAGTTCGGCGTGATCTTGCTGCCTGCAATGGCCGCCGTGGCCGACACGTCGGCGTTGACGATAGATGCCGCCGCCAAGGCCGCGGTCGGCGCCGCCGCCGAGTTCATCTTGGCCGGTGTCACCACCTCGCCCGAGGTCCATGAGTAGCCCTGTGTGATGTTGATTGTCGCCATATTATGCTGCTCCCTTGATGAGTCCGAGGTTGACCAGCGCCGTGCGGATTTCGTTCAGCAGGACGTGCAGCTCGGTGAAGTTGTTATTGATGTCCGCGTCGTCGCCGGTGCCGCTCACCGCCGCCAGCGTGCCGTCTGCCGTGCCGCCGGTGCTGTTGGTCAGCGCCGCTTGGTTGGCTGCGGCCGGCTGGACGACAGGTGTTTTGTCGAAGAATCCCAGCTTCTGCGTTGTTGACGTGCCGATCTTGGTGCCGGCGCCGGTGCCAGAAACGATGTCATTGTTGCCCAACGTCAGCGCGGCCGAGAGCGTGGTTGCCCCTGCGCCTAGCGTGCCGGTCGTCACAATGTTCTGGCTGCCGAAGTCCGGCGCGATCTTAGTCCCGGCGATGGCCGCCGAGGCGGACACGTCCGCATTGACGATGGTGCCGTCCACCAAGTTCGCCGAGGCTACCGTGATCGCCGTGGGCAAGGCGCCGGTTGCCAGCTTGCTTAGGGCGATGGCCGCCGAAGCGGACACATCGGCGTCCACGATATTGGCGATGGTCGCGTTATCGACGAGATTGTTCAGCTTGGTCGCCGTGACCGTCTCGGCACCGGCGAAGGTTTGTCCTTTGGTTAGTTGAGCCATAATTATTCGCTATGTCGGGTCATAGTCTGAGGGCTGCTGCTTTCGGCGGCCTCCAGACTGACAGTTCGGATCTCCGGCCGGTCGGCCGTAGTTTGAAATTCTATTTCGCAATAATGCGCCTTCTGGCGAATCGGCTGCTTCAGCGTGTAGTCCTCGCTGAGTCCGCTGTCGTTGGTCATCCCCGGCACCAGCTCAATCGTCCGGTCGGGATTGACCATGAGCGCCGTCACCTTGAGCGATCCAGTGTCCGGCAGCACCACGTCCGAAAGCACCCGCAGGAACCGCTTGGTGTGCATGGACCCAAAGCCATACCGCCGAGTCCGCATCCGCCCCGGCACCACATCGAAGTAATCGCCGCCCACCGTGCTATCCGCCGGATCGTCGCCCCGCTCGATGTCTTCCAGCAGGAAGAGCTTGCCGACGCGGCTGGCCGCATAGACCCGCCGGTCGCCGGTGTGACGCGACACCAGCAGGTTGTCCACGCCGAAGCCGTAGTAGTCAATGGTCTCCCACTGTTGATTGAGTGCCGAGTAGATGAAGAGCGCGTTGTTGTTCTCCGCGCCATCCACCGGCGCCGCCAGCCAGTAGCGATTGTCGTGCCATAGACCCACGGCATTCTCCGCTTGCGCCTTGGGGATGCGGGCGATCTGGTCATTGATCGGGTCCGACAGCGGCAACGTGTCGCCCCGCAGCTTGAGATCCAGCCGCGCATCCAGCCGGTAGACGCCGCTGTCTGAGAGAAAGTAAACGTATTGTCCCGCCGTCTGGATCGTCCGCCGCGCCGCGCAGCCGATCTCATCGGTTAGGAGTTCAAGTTTGCTGATCGGCGTGTCCACCGAGAAGGCGCTGCCGTCTGTGCTGGCAAACTGATTGACCGTTGCCAGCCAGATCGAGTTGCGCATAAACACAAGGAAGCTGCCCTCCACCCACGGATGCACCGCCACGATGTAGTCGTTGCTGCCTTGGTTGGCCCGGAAGCTGGCCCAGAACGGATCATACAAATTCGGGTTCAAGACATCCGAAAGCATTACGCTGTCCCTCCCATCCGGCAGGACGAGCCGCCCATTGGCATAGGTCGCCCAGCCCACGGATCGCATCTTGCGATAGGTCGGCCCCTCCGCCGGCACGCCCGCCGGCGCCTTGACGAAAGCCCCCTGCGGATTGCCGTCCCAATACAGCGGCGCCTTGACCCGCCGCACCGTGCGTCCGGTCAGCGTGGCATCCGACGCCGTCCCGCTCGGGACTGTAACGGTAAACGTGTTGGCAGTCGCCGCCGTCGCGATGTCGTATTCCTGTCCATTAAAAGCCGCCACGCTCGACCCCTCCAGCCGCACCCGCTGTCCGGCTAAGTAGCCATGCGCCGTCACATTCACGGTCGCGGTCGTTCCCACCACCGAGATCCCGCCGGCCGTCAGCGACTTCTGGCGAAAGGCTTCTACGCCGGGGCTGGCCTCGCGCAGCAGATAAAGGCGGTCGAACGCCTGCACCATGCCCACCTTGTCGGTCGGGTCGATGGTTTCGTCCGAGGGATACGCTATGCTCGCTGCGTAGTTGGTCGATTGGATGACGTTGCCGTCTTGGTCGAGAATGGGATTGCCTGCTTGGTCGGTCAACGCCGTGACAAAAGGGTCTTGGTAGACGTAAGCCTCAGCCGCTCCCGCAAGCACGATCACCTCCTCGTTGTCCCAGCCCGGAGAGCGGTAGACGTAGCTCGTAAAGATCCCGCCCTCATAACTAGAGAGAAGCAGCAGTCCGCCGGGGTTAATGGATAGCGTGAAGTCTAAATCCACCGGCAGCGTCGGCTCGAAGCTGAACGGCAACGTCAGCGGGAACGAGGACGGCAGGATGTCATCCGCCAACCGTCGTGCCCCCTTGCGCGTCTTGGCCGTCCCACGGTCGAGGCGCATATTCTCCGAGAGCTGCAACACGCCTGCCGGCAACGACACCGGATTCATCCGGCTGGCAAAGCCAATGAAACCTGCGTCTCCGTCGCGGGCGGTTGGACTTTCGAGGGGCATTAGGCGGGTTCTCCAAGCCACGCCAACCAAGCGGCATGCTCTTCTTCAATCATGGCCGCGTAATCCGGCTGCGTTCCATTCGCCTCATACTTGGCGCGGTTATAGGAAACAGTGCGTGTTGCGCCATTATGCGAAAAGCTGGCGGTCACGCTGGTGTCAGTTGTTTGCGTGCTGTCGATCATGTTGCGTAGTATGGAATTTTGCGGCTGGTGCCGTTGAGGCTGACCACTAAGAATCCTTCTGGATTGGCTGGAAGCGTTTGCGCCCCAGCAGTTGCTGCTGTGGCAGTGGTCGCGTTGGCCAAGGTCAAATCGCCGTCAACGTGAAGTTTGCTCGTTGGGTTTACGCCGATGCCAACATTGCCGTTAGACTTGACTCGAAGGCGTTCTATATCGGCGGTAACACCTCCTCCGCTGCACAAAGTTACAGCAAGAGCGCCAGAACTGCCTTCGGCAACAAACTTTACGGAGGAGCTTATAGTGTTTGGGGTGCTTGCGTCGTTTTGCCTGCACGCAACTGAAGCGGCTATTTCCCCGTCAGAAAGCGACGTATCAGCATTGTGCAGCACAAATGCCCTTGTGGTGGTCGCATTGTTAATGCGTGTCACCCATTCCCCAGCAACTTCGTCGTGGTATTGTATATAGCGCGTGTCGGTATTTGTGACATTGCCCACCATTCTTGTGTTAGTGCATGATGTAAATGTAATGGGTGTTGTGCTTGCGCTGATAATTGTATTGCCAGCTACCATCACATCAGCAGAGTTGCGAATATCTACACTTGCGTCGGTATGGCCTTCAGCGATTACGCAGTTGTTTTGAAACGTGATGCCGGTTCCATAGCTCCTCACAGACATGAGGCTTGCCGGAACCGTGGCACCAATGCCAGATATTGTGTTACCGACAACTTTGATGTTATTGCCGATTTGGGGGCTGTCTAAAAATACCGCAATCTGCGCGTGATACAGACACCGATCAAAAGTATTTCCACTAAATAGAAGATTAGATCCTGATGTTGCATCAATAACTCTCTGAAGCGTTGGCAAGGACGATGGCAGGTTGTTCGTAAAGTAGTTATTTGCAACTGTAACACCATTAGCTGCAATTTTTACCGCCCTTCGGTTCCACGATTTGACTACGTTGTTGGCGATGACGCACGGCAGCGTCAACGGCGATGCGCTGGTTCCACCAGCAACCACGATTGCGTCTCCCTCTTCTCCTTGAACAGTGTCAATGTTGTTGCCGGTAATAAAAACCGCGTTGTTGCAATTCTGGTCTGTCTCCACAAGCACCGCCCGCTGCATTCCAACGCCATTGCCGCCGACACCATCTCCAGCGCCCTGTAGGTTTTTAATAACATTGTTACTCACCAGCGCAGAGGTATCTCGACCATCAAACGCCAAGTGAACCCCAACGCCTTGCCATGTCGTCTTGCCGTCAAGATTTGAAATGCGGCACCCTGTGATAACAGGGTTGTCAGCGGCAACGTAGATGGCCGTTCCAATGTTTAGGTTGCCGTCGAAGTGGAGCGTGACGGTCGTGTTGTTTCCCGTGATTCCAAGCGCACGCTTAACTTGGCTGGTCGCCGTTATGATGCCCTCGCCAAAAATGCGACGGTTGGCCACGCTGCTACTAATGGCCGGATCGCCCGTGGTGCCATTGTTAGCAACGCGATACGAGCCAGAAGGGAAATAGACAGAGGTGGCCGTTGAGTTGAGCGCCGCTTGAATTGCCGCCGTATCATCCGCCACACCGTCGCCCACCGCGCCGAAGTCCTTTACGTTGACCGTGCCGTTGATCGTGTTCAGCCCCTTGGCCAGCTCGGCGCCGGTGGCGCGTTTGGTGATGCCGCCTTGCTGGATGATGAGTTCGTCGGCGGCGTTGACGGTCGTGGCGTCGGTGAGTTGGGGAATTGTTTTGGCCATAAGAGGAAGTGAGGAGTGAGGGTGAAAGTGAAAGGGTTAGGAAATGTCCTTGCGCGGATGGGTCAGGACGTAGCTGACGGTTTTGGCGTTGTTCCTTTTCATCTCGGACTCAACGAGTGAGATGAAGGCGGGCCACTGGGCGGGC